CGTATATTATTGTTTCTTCTTTATTTTTTATTCCTTGATTGTATTGCGATAAAAATTGTAAAAAGTCACCTGCAACTAATTCTTTAGGAGTTACATAGTTTAGCTTAGAAGCTCTACCTTCATATTTTACAACTTCAGCTTTAGCAATTAACTCACGCATCATACCAGAGTGTATAGTAAATCTAAATGGATTTTGACTAACTTTACCATTGCTTCCAGTTAGCACCCCTCTTGCTTTTTTACTAAACAATAAATAAGAATATATATTATTATCTGGATGCATTATATCATCTTTAGATATATCTGTTCCTTCATTAATTATATTAGCTATATTTTTTGCTCTATTATGTAAGCCGTTTTCTTTATTAAATATACTAACACCGTCACCCATAACATTATCTACCATAGATAAATAATTAATAGCTCTAGATGCCACAAGACCTTCTGTTAATATTACTTTTAACTCGCCTTGCTTTCCAAACATCAATCCATAAGCTTTGTATTTTCCTGTTTGTACAGTAAATTTACCTTCTTTATTAATACCCATTAAAGATTGATATTTTAAATTAGGTTTGCCATTTTTAAATCTTTTGTGTTCAAATAATAAATTCCATAAATACTGCCTTTTACCATCAAATAATATTTCAGTATTTAATAAAGCTCTTTTGTCTATTAGCTTACCTTTTGCATTATCATCTAAAATTATATCTAAATATTTTGTTGCTGCTATATATTTTTGTCTAGAAGTAGGTTTTTCATTTTTAAATAAATCATCATACACTTTAGCTAACTCTTTCCCTTTTTCAGTGTTGTTATTTAAATCTTTAAGTATGCTACGTATAACGCCTTGCTCTAATGTTTTACTAATAGTTCTGTATTTTTTAAAAGATTTAACAGCTCTACGTCTTGATTTGTCATATTTTATTTCTAATGCCTGATGTGATAAAACCTCTATTGTAATACCTTCAATAGGTCCTTTAATTTCCATTAGCTTAGCGTTAGTTAAAATTTTATCATTATTATATAAATTATCTAACAAACCTAACATAGCTTCTATTTCTCTACTTCCAGACTTTCTTACATTTGGTATAAAATCATATGGATCATACATAGTATTTTTAGATATACTATATAAATCGTATAATAATTTTTTTCTATCTATTACTTTATCAGGATTTTGATTGTTATAAACCTCTACTATTTTTTTTATAAAATTAGAAGTTGTTGTAGGTAGGGCTATTTGTTTTACATCATCATCAAAATTTCTTTCTGCACCAGGCTGACTTTCATTACCATCTTGACTTACATCTTCTTCTTTACCAATACTTTTTCCTATATTAGACAATATACTATCTAGTTTATCGTCTGCTAATTTTAAATCATTTGGTCTTGTTTTTTGTCTAACTACAGCTTCAACTTGCGATTTTATAAAATCTACATCTTTTATTGTTAATTCACTATCCTCTGCTATTTGTTCAACTACTCTATCTGCAATTTGTTCTGATGTTAATCCACGACCCATAAAATCACCTATAGTTTTAGATAAAGCAGAATACGTAGATCTTTTTCTAATTGCTTTTTTCTTAGCTTTATTTATCGGTCCATATGCAGAATTTTGCATTACAGGTACTGTTCTGTTGCCTGAATTAAAGTCTAAAAGTATATGTTTTATTGCAGCTTCTAAATCTAAACTTTGTATATTGTCAACTGATAAATCTAACAATCTTTTTGCATCTTCATTAGATGTTAGTTTTTTTACTTTCTTATAAAACTCTATTAAATCTTTTTCTAATCTTTTTTGTGTTTCAGTTCCTTTTATAACAGCATCAACATTGTCATAAGAATAAAATTCTAAAGTTCTTGAAAATGTTTCTTCTAACAAATGCCTTTGTCTATCTACTCTAACCTCTTTAATTCCTTGTGCTTTTAATTGTAGTCTAAGCTCATTAAACAATTCCATTGTTCTTGTGCCGTCATTGTTTCTTTCTGCTATAGCAATGTTTTCTGAAATACTTACAATATCACCAGTATAATCTGCTTTATTATTTAATGCGTTTCTATATATAGCTCCAATAGTAATATTTTGCCCATTAACTCTCATTAATGTTAACTCAGGATATTCTTCTTGTGTCTTTTTGTATAATAAAGATTTAGGTAAAAGCTTTTTTATTCTTTTCATTAATGGAGTTTTTTCCATTAACGAATAATATATATGTCCTGCTTCGTGTATAATATCAGATTGCCTAACTTCGTTTTCGTTTATCATAAGCGTAGCACCTATTGCTAATGATGTGGCCTCTTGTCCATAATCATCATACAATGCTTTTTGTACTACGTAACCTCTAGCTCCAGGAAAGTTTTTATTTATGATAGACCTAGTTAATGCAGAAGCAGCTAAACCTGAATCTGTATACACTTCTAAATTACGATTTAATAATATTGGATCATTTTCTTTTATAGTAGAAAATGTGCTTTTTATAAATTTATTAAAATTATCTTTTGTTTGCTTTACTGCGCCTACTACCTTATCTATACTTCTAGTTTCTTTTTTCTTTGCTTTTTTTGTTGTGGTTTCTTCTATTGTAAAATCTTGATATTGTAATTGTCCAATAACCTTATTATCTACTATTACTTCAATCTTACTTTCATATAATGGTGCTCCTTTTTTATATTGAAAATATAATTTACCATTAACTTCTACCACATCAGCTTGCCCTGCTACTGGTTCTACTAAATTTAATCTAACATTTTGTGGTGTTTTAGTTAAAGCTTCTGCTCCAAAAGGTTTAGATGTAAAAAATTTAATAACTTTACCTGTAGCTGTTTTTAATATGTAACTAGTAGTGCTAGCTCTACCTTCTTTATCTATTACCTTAGATATACTTGCAGCCTGTAATTTTATTCCTTTATCTTTTAAAGATTTTTCTGTTTCTTTATACTCCTTAGTTTTAGGAGCTACCTTTGGTTGGTCTTTTTTTTTTACGTCTTCCTGAGACTTTTCAATTAAAGATTTATATTCTTCTTCTGTAAGAGACCTAATTGGCAGGCCTCCTTTGTCATCTGAAGCTATTTCACTTACATTAAATAAAATTGTTCCGTCTTCAAATTCTTCTATTCTAAATCTATAGTCTACTCCGTCAACTGTTACTGTATCTGTACTTTCTTTAATAGGTTTTCCCTTTTGCTGCATTTCTGAAGTTGCAGCATATTTAGATTTTTTACTGTCTTTTATTTTTTTTGGGGTTATATTATCTTGTTTAGTTTCTTGTTTAGATTCTTCTTTTTTTACTGCCTTATCTACATCTCCTCTATTGATAACTTTATTAATTCCTGTACCTATTATTTTACCAGCCGCAGCAGCAGTTATTTTTCCAGCCTCTAATGCTTTTAATAAATAATCTTTTGCTGTAGATGTAATTTTAGTTTTATCGTAATTTTTTATTTTTTTAATTGCCTCCTTAACTTCAACTGACTGTATCTTTTCCTTTCCTTTACCAAACAACCCTTTAACTCCTTGTACAACTTTAGATATAACTGACGGTTCTTGCTTTTTAGCATCCTCAGCTTTTTTTGCCTCTTTTTGCGAAAACTCTGTAACCTCATCTTTTGTTAGTCCTTGTACTTTAAACCTAGCATCTCTTTTTCCTGTTGACTTAGCTATTGGCGCTTTGTCTACTCTTAATGTATATATATCTTCTATTTCTCTTTCTAATACATTCATATCATCTTGCAATGTTTCCATAATAGATAGATGATTTTGTTCTGCTTTTTCTAACGCTTTCTTTTGTTTTTCTGGATTTTTTATATTTTCTTTTATATTAGCCCGATCTATTTCATAAGATTTTTTTTGCAACTCTTGTTGTTGTAAATTTCTAGATTTTCTAGTTTCTCTAAAAAATGCTTGCCTTGCTCCTTCTTCTGTTAATATACTATTTACAGTATGTTTTTCATAATTCTTTTCTGCTTGTTCTACAGCGGCTATATATTCATCTGCTGTTTGTTGTGACATTTTTTTGTCCTTTACCATGTTATTTATGTACTCTATAACAACAGAACCATCACCTCTATAGTTCCAAACGTTTAATGCTATTATGTTGTCTTGTACTTGTGCTTCTGCTGCATAGTACTGGTCAGGATCTTTTGCAGACTCAATTATTCTAGCATTTTCATTTATGGCTTCTTGATGCTCATTTAATGCAGAGATTCTTTCTGCTGCTGCATCAAAATATCCTCTTGCTCCTCCCATCGCTCCACCTAAACCTACAGAAGACCAAAATATATCTCTTATTTCAGGACGTATATTTCCATAACTATCTTTTACCCAATCAGTCATTCCTAAATATTCTTCTCCTTTTGCTTGTTGTATATTTTTGTATTTATTCCACTCTTGGTGAGTTTCTTGTATACCTTCTGTCAAACCTTCTACTGTAGCATATGCTCCTGCAGCAGGTAAAAGAGGTAATCTTTTTCGTACAGCATAGGACACTAAACCTCTTACCGAATCTTTATAATTTATTTTTTGTAATGGATTTAATAATAGTCTTTTAGCCATAGATTTACCTACACCTCCAAATAATAAACCATATGATATTGCATCTGCACCAACCCACCATGCATTTGTTTTCATTACATCTGTAGCATGTGACGCTGCTTCATCTGGTGTAAATAATAAATTACCATCTTCATCAGTATCTCTTAGCATTTCATTATACGCTTCTCCAGCTAAATATGCTCCTTCAGCCATGTTTGCTCCCAAACCACCACCTGCAAATGAGCCTATATTACGCATAAATTTTGTTTGTGCTAAACCTTTCTTGCCAGCATCAAAAGCTAACTTACCTAATATACCAGATCCCTGTATACCTTTGTTGCCCATACCTATACCCTTACCCATAGTACCAATAGGAACTCCCATAATTTTTTTAGCCTTATCTGCTTTTGACAAAGCTTTTGCTGACATCATTCCAAATCTTCCTAATAAAGCACCTCCTATTCTTGCTCCTGCAGTATATGGTATAGCAAATGACAATGCATAAGGAACTAATCTAGCAATTTTAGAGTTCCAAAATTCTGCACGAAACATATCACCAAAAGTTACGTCTTTCATTTCATCAGACAATACTAACAAATTTTCATTTTGTTTTTGTGATCCAATTTTTTTAAAATAATCACCCAGACGTGTAGTAGGTTCTGGATCTCCTGGTCTAGCCCACGCATTTATAAAATCTAAAGTTTCTCCAGTACCATACAATAAATCTCCAAAACCAGCTTTTATACTTCTTTCTAATTTTTCTCCTCCAGAACCAATCATAGATAATGGATCTAGTATTTCTTGATTTGGTGCAGAACCATATCGTAATCTATCTAGACCACTATATTCATCTGCCGATATATCACTAGCAGCCATTGCTCTAGAATATTTGTTTAGCAAAGGATCATCTATATTTGCCTGTGCTACATTTTGAAACATTGCATCCATAGACATGGGCGTGTCCATTTCACTGTCATATGATTGTTGTATATCTTGTTGAGGTGTATTTATATTTACACTTTCGCTTTCAGCTAAATTGCCTAATATTTGATTTAACCCTGATGTGTAATCATTACTTTCTGCCATTATTGTTGATATTTATATATGGTTTTACTTAACTTTCTGCTTTGTTTATATTGTGATGCTGGATATATTGTTTGACTATATTGATCATAGTTACCTTTATTTATAGCTTCCAGCATAGATACAAAGTTAGGATTTTGCGTTGCAAGACCTTCTTTTAATAGTTTAGTTGATAAAGCCATATATTGTCCTGGACTATTAGCTATTAATTTTTTAGAAGGATCAGTTTCGTTAGGAGTAAAATCAAATGGATAATTTCTTTCCTGTTTTGACTGCACATACAAATCTGCCATTATCATTGGTATTGCTTTTCTTGCGTTAAATGAACTTACTCCTGACATGCTTAATCCTATGTTTAATGTTTTGTCATACCCATTAACAAACTGCTGTGTCAAACCTTCATTTGGCATTTCTAATTGTTTTGTTAATTTATTAGTAGATGCTATTTTTCTTTGATTTGCATAGTTCTGTTGTGCTATTTGTTGCTCATAATTACCCATGTCTGTTTTAACTTTATTAAGATCATCTGTAGGTACCGCTTCATTTATTGCAGCTTGTATTGTAGCGTCTTCTAAATTAATCTTTTTATAATATGCATCATCTGGGCCTAAATCATCGTCTATAAGTTCTGCTACTATTACATAGTCAAACTCTGTATTTTTATATTGCTCACGCATTTTATTTAAATCTGATTCTTTTGAAACATCAGTTAGTAAAAAAGAGTCTCCATTTGCATTTTTTCCTTCAAGAGCTACATGATAACCTCTAAGTCTTAAATCATCTCTTTCAGATTCTTGCCATAAATCCTTACCTGTGATATTCATTGAAGCTATATCTGAATCTGAAATTTGATGTCCATATCTATCATACAAACCAGCCATTCTTACATTATCTACTTGTCTATTTCTTGTATTGTATCTTGATTCTTCTGAATTGCTATATTTTCCTGCCCATGATCTTGTTATTGCAGTTTCTAACTTAGGATTAAAAGCAAAAATTCTAGGACTTGCTACAAGTTGCGTTCCTTTAGAAAATGGAGCGCTTATACCTTTATAATTTTCTGGACCATGATTTTTATCAACACCACCTATTCTATCCCAATTAGTAAAAGCATCTGTTGAATTAAACATATCTTGGAAATTAATACCTTGATCTTTAAATTTAAAAAAGTCTTTACCTGTTGCTATTTGCGTTAAACCAACAGAATCTAAATTTCTTACTAACTCTCTAGAAAACGTTGTATCTATTTCTTTATCTCCAAATATAGCTTGACCATTAAAATATGTAACACCATCAACTTCTTGATAACCCAATTCTTTTTTAACAAATAATTTCATATCATCATACGTTATAGCAGATTGATATTCTTGTACATTTTCTGGGTTAGCATCATTTATCATGTCTATAATTATAGATTGATGATTTGATCCAATTAGATCGTCTATATCTAAATTTTGTGCTTTTGTTAAACTCAAAGCTTCTTTAGCTTGCTCTATATAATCTCTTCTAGGAGCATTAAATATAAAATTATCACTTTCTCCATTAATAAAATCTGTGTATCTTTTTTTTGCATTTGTTGTTATTAAATGCGAGTACTTATTATTTAAAGCATGCGAGTGATATAACTCTAAAGCAGCTTGATTTTTTTTGGTTCTTTGTGATATTGGATTATTTTTTAATCTAGCTTGATATTCTGCTATTAAATAATCTAAATTTCCGTACAATCTAGCGTTATCTATAGAACCATGTTCTCTAAGCACACCCTGTATATCATTCCATCCTGATAATTGTTGATGCCAAGCCTTAAAATCATCTACATCTTTTTGTCTTGCAAATTTATTATTAGTATATAAATCGTTAAACGCAGTTTGTTGAGCTTGTACTAATTGATTGTTTTGTTCATTTTTTCTATTTAATTGAGCAAGCTCTTGCATTTGTAATTGCATTTGCTGCTGTTTTAAAGCATTTTGCTTTTGTAAACGTGCGTTTTGCAAATCGCCTGCCCCTAGCATTGGACCTGTTAATGCACTAAAAAACCCTGAGTCTATTGTCATTGTCCTTTTTCTTTATTAATTAATTCTTGTAAATCTTTTAAGCTTACAGATTGATTTCCTACATTATCTATATAATTATAAAATGGACTACCGCTTGCAGGAGTTGTGTTTGACAAAGAGCTTCCTCCCAAACCAGATAAAACATTTGCAAAAGCAGCTCCTGTAAATTTAACAGCAGCATCTTTATTTGCTTGTTGTCTTTTCATATCTTCTGTTCTTTCTTTCTCTGTTTGTTGTATGTCAAAATTTTCTTTAAACATCATTAACTTTTCATACTTATCTGCATTTTTTCTTTGCAGCTCATCGTCTTTTGCAGCAAAATCTAATAACGCAGAAGATCTTTGAGCATCTAAAACTCCGCTTTGTGCTAAGAATCTAGCTCTATTACCATTTGTACCTCTAACAGCATTTTCTAAACCTAATTGATATGCATAGTCTATTTCATTTCTAAATTTATTTGCCTCGTCAGGATGAAAGCCTTTTTTAGCCAACTCTCTACTTTGTCTTAAATGTTGCATAAACATAGGAGATAACTTAGCACTAGCTTGTGGCTTTACTTCTTTCATAGCTTCTGCTAAGCCTTTTTTACCTAGCACGTATGATATAATACCTCCTGGACCACCAATATAATCTAAAACTTTACCTGCTCCTTTTATTAAATTAGATCCCAAGCCAGCTAAACCTTCTAATGGAGTGCTAGGAACATTAGTAACGTTTTCATCTGTTTCTTTTGTTGTGTCTACACTTTCTGGTGTTACTAAAGATTCATCTGTACCTGTACCTCCATCAATATCTATTGTATCAGGAATACCATCACCATCTTGGTCAATCATCATTTCTTTTGCCCTTTCTTCTTTTATTTTTTCTTGTCTTTTTTTTGCTTCTTTTTGAAATGTATTTGGTATAAAATTTGGATTTATTTGACCTTCTTTTCCTATTTTAAAAGTACCATCATCGTTAATTACACGAAACTCATTTTTATCTTTGTCCCACTTGTATCTGTTTTCTTGTATCTTTATAGGCCTTGACTTGTCTATATTATCAATATTTTTATATACCTCATCAAAATTTGTATATTCTATTTCTCCTGTTTCTTGTAATTTAAAAGATCTTTTTATATCTTCTTGTGTTACATTTTCTCCAATAGGTATTGTAATTATTTGATCATTTGGACCCATTACTTGTACGTATTGTGTTTCTCCTGGAACAGACCCTTTAATTGCTGCTTTTGCTACAGTATTATTTCCTTCTTGTTCAACAATATATAGTTGCCCTTCATTATCAACTGATAAATTTTCTGGAGGCAAACTTTTTATTACATCAGCATCTTTTTTATCTTCTATTTTTATTTCTGGTAATTTACCAGCATCATAGGTTTTTCCTTCTTCTTCTACTGTAACTTCTGGCAATTCTCCAGCGTCTACAGTAGTACCCTGTTCCTCTACTGTAACTTCAGGTAATTCACCTCCATCTACCGTAACATCATCATCTGTAGCTTCAGGTGTTGTCTCTGCTTCTGTTTTATCTCTATTTTCTACTCCTACATATTTTAATATTGATCTTTTTGTTACATTGCCATCTTTGTCTTGCCATACTGGATTTTGTTTTGCTATTACAGAATCTTTAGTAGCAATAACATCATCCATACCCATTCTAGCAGCTCTTGGATAAGCTACAGTAACATAAGGGTGTTGCCCTTTTGTATGATTTTGAGTAAAAAATTTATCTATTACATCTATTTGAGCTAAAGCATTCATTTCTTTAATTTCCTCAATAGAAGTGCCTAACCCTTTTGCTGTATCTGGCATAAATTGTATTAAACCAGTTGCTTTAGATTTAGGGTTTTCTGCTGTAGTTTTAAAGTTAGATTCTTTTTGTATAACTGTTAAAATTTCGTCAACAGTAAAACCATGTTTTGCAGCTAATTGTTCAAGCCTATTTTTAACGCCAGGTATTTGTAAAAATTCTTTTTTAGTCATTACGCCATTCCGTTAGATTTCCACTTTTTAATATTTTTACTAGCAACTTTTGCTATTTCTTTATCAGTCATTGTAGTCTTAAACTGATCTGTAGCGTGGTCATAAACACCAGCGCCTTTATTAACTTTGAAGTTTAGCTTACCTCCTTTTGTATATATATTACCTTCGTTGTCTACAGGCATAGGATTACTTTTATGAGTTTCTTTTCCAGGTGTAATATAACCGCCTTTCATTGCCTTTCTTATAGGGGCTGCTGCCATTGCATAATTACCAGATCTTAAACCTTCTTCTACTTTATTTTGATCATTTACAATAAGTTCGTTTCCTGTAAATTCTGCTACTATTTCTTTAGTTTTACCTCCGTGTTTAAACTTCATTCCTTTTTTAGCATAATCTAATTCTTCTTCTACATTAGGTGTTACAAAAGGATTTTCTTTTGAGCTGATCCAATCTCCTTCTGGTTGCATATTTTTACGCTCTTGTTGTAATTGCGATAATTTAGCCATTGGTGTTAGCTGTACACCTGATTGTACAGGCTGTCCCATATCTCTAACTTGTTCAGGCCTTTTCAACACATCTGTTCTACCTTGATCTAATGTGTACATATCCATTTGACCTGGACTTAACAAATCCATTAACCCTTGTATATAATCTCCAACTAATTCAAAACCTGGTCTTACTAGCTCCATAGCCCCATGACCTACATCATCTATTGCGTCAAAGCCCATATCAAGAGTACTTTGTGCAAAATCCATTGTTGGTTTTAATACAGAATCTAATGCTCCTGTTGCTAAATCTGCTGGCTTATCTAAAGCGTCTGATATTGTACTCATAACTGGTCTAGCTATAGGCTCTACTAAAGTTTCTCCAACTGTTTGGAATGTTTTACCAGCAGCAGCTGGAACATTTTTTGCAAGATTAGTTGCAACCTTAACTCCAGTATTTACTCCTTGACTTACTAAATCACCAGCCCCTTTTATAACTGGACTTAAAACTGCACTCTGTATTGGATCTACAACACTTCCTGCTGCATTAAAAATTGGGTTTGCAATAGGTTGTATTACATTTCCTACTCCAGTTAATATATCTGATACTGGATTAAAAATAGAGCTAAGAACACTTCCATATCCATACTCAGGCAACCCAGTATAAGGATTTTTAGTACCACTACCCCCTAAAGCTTTTAATAAAGCTGCTTCAGGCGGGTTCACGTGCGCGAGCATAGTATCTCCATTTCTTCCCGCTTTAGCTATTTTATTTAATTCTTTTGGTGTAAACTTCATACCTTCTTTACCATAACCCTGAAATCTATCTGTTAGGTTTCCACCATACTGATTATCATACCTTGAAGATCTTTCTGTATACATGTCAGCCATTGCCCTAGCATTCATATCATCTCTTATATCTTGCATTTCCTCTGATCTTTCTCTGTACCCTTCGTCTTGTTGTCTTTCTATATCTTGTACCACTTTTTGATTAGCAGCGTCTACATTCTTTTGTCGTTTTTTATTAAAGATATTTCCTAATAATAAAGCGCCTATCATTACTAAAGGATTAATTCCTCCTGCACCAATTTTTAATGCTGTACCTCCAGCTAAAGGTGCTAATTTACTTGTAGCAGGTATTAGTTTAGATAACTGATGTGCAGCCATCATAGTTGACCCTATTGTACCTAATTTTTCTTGTCTAGTCAAAGTATACGGATTATTGTCAGTACCAAATGCACCATACACAGCAGCAGCAGGACCAAAATTTACACTTCCTAAAGCTCCTGGTGCCTCCATTCCTAAACCACTATAGATTGATTGAGCTCCAGATCTTATAAATGGACTTACCTTGCTTCCTAAGTTATATCCAGTCATACCTGATCCAAACTTCATTAAGTTTTTATCAAATTTACTTATACCGCTTAATTGATCTTTATATACACTTCTAGGATCTTGAACTTCTGAATATTGAGCATACATATCTCTGATATTTTTAGGAAAATATGCCTCTGAAGAATATGGATTCACTCCTTGTTGCTGTAATATTACATCTAGATTATTACCTTTATTAGCATAGTCTGATACGACATTTGCATCTTTTAATGTATTAATAGCATTTATAACATTTGAATAACTCATAATTAAATTGTTTTTCTATACTTTGCAAGTATTGCAAAGATATTAAATTTATCTGGAGTTTTTGCCTTATACTTTATTTTTGACCAAGTACCCCTAGATCTTTGTTTACTTTCATGCGTTCTCAATGGTGCTTTTAAAACCCCATCACTATATCTGTGCGCATTTAATCCTGCTATCTCTACATAATCAACTTCATAAGCAGGACCACTACCATTATCAAAATCTAATCTTATTTGCATTATATAAGAATCATTATATTGATCTACACCTGACATATTAAACTCGCAAATAACCCAACCATTATCTATTCCTTCTGGCTCTGGTATATCAACTCTTCTTCCTGGATCTTCGTCTAAATATTGAAGATTACCTTCATTGTATTCTTTTATAGGCAAGCCTCTGAAATAACAAGAACCCTGCCATGTAGAGTTTGTATTGTCTATTCTTCTTATTCTTGCTCTTATTATATTATTGTATTTTCCTATAAAATCTTTTGTTGTATCTGGACTATAATCGGTTAATGCATTTTCGTGCTTAAATGATGACCGTAATTTACCGTCTCCTTTAAAATCTAATCTAGCAGAACTTTTATCTGTTGAGGTATATAATATGTCTCCAACTTGAAAATCACCTGCTGCGGTACCTGAGTCTTTTCTAAAATGCATATTTCCTGTTCCGCTTAAAGGTGTACTGTTTCCATTTGTATCATCCCAAGCTTTTATAAAACCTTCATATACTAAAGAGCCACTTCTTTCTACGTACATATAAACTATTGTTTCGCCTTGTATGTCGTAACCTATTAAATTATTAAACAAAGATATATCAGCATAACCATATTGGCCATTATTTCCTGTTACTGGATGATCAACACTTGTTATTTCAACAGTTTGACCAGTATTTAATTGAATAGATTTTGTCCCCTCTACCCCATCAGTCCATTGCCAAGAATGACTAGTTTCTCCAAAACTCCATCTTTTATTTATGATTAACTCTTCAGTATTATCTAAAATATTTTTTTCATTATGTATAACATCGTAATATTTTATTGTGTCTATTGTGGTGTCTGTATCATACTCTACAGAACCAAAGTTTATATAATTAGGCCTCATTACAATCTCTGCATTATCAAATATTTTACTATCTGATGCTTCTGAATTTATTACCTTTTCAATATAACTTTCTTCTATTACATATCCCTCATCTCCTATTATTTTTTTTGCATTAGTTTTAAATTTTGTATTATCTACACCTCCAGTATAGTTTGAATTTACAGGAGTTATAGCAGCATATTGAGAAGCGGCTGTTACTATAATATCAGTATTATTTCTTTTTCCAAAAAAATTACCTTTTATTCTTTTTTTATGTTTTCCCCATCTCCATAGCTTTAATGGGTTTACTCTATACTGTTTGTAAAAATTACTATCATAAGACCCATAAATATTATATGGCAATTTTAAATAAGCAGTGCTAACATCTGTTGATCTATTTAATATAGATTCTACACATATTTCATTTTCTGGACATAAAATAAAAGACCCCTGCCCTCCAGATAGCCATTGTGGTGGAGCTACAGTGTATTTAGATGTAAACGCATTTATACCTTCGTTATACACTAAAGTTTCTGATTTTCTAATTGGCTGACCATTAGTTGTTGATCCCATACTGTGTAAAGTAGTTGGGTTTGCAAACGTATGTCTTACTCTGTAATTTCCATTAGCATCATATATATCGTAATTACTATTATGAAAAGTTACCATCAACTCTTTATTGTCAAAATCATATATACTTGTAATTCCTAAAAATTTTAAAGGATTGTCTGCATGATAATTTCTACCATATTTTTCTACAACATTTAAATGACCCTTGTAAACACCGTGATATATTCCTGCACCTTGGTGTGTTGTTGTTATTGTTCCAAATGGAGCTCCGCCTCCTGAAGTTGTACTACAAAATTCTACGCTCTTCCATTGTACATCATGCATAATATATTTTAAATAATTTCTTTGACCCAGTGCATCTCCTAATGAAATTAATTTTTCTGTATCATACTTAAATAATCTAGCAAAATTTACATCTACAAAATACAAAGATTTTTCACTTTGCGCTACACTAAATTTATGTCTTGATCCATATTTAGTTGATATATAAATATGATTTTCTACAGTTTCTCCTGTTCCTGTAAACAATGATGTTCCAGAATCATCACTTAACATAGATAAAGGATTTACAAGTAGTTTTGCAAAAGCAGTATCTTGCAATACATATATTTCATTTTTAAAATTAACAATGGCATTAATTTCTCCATATAAACCTTCCATATCATGAAATTGATTTATAGGAAATTGCCTAAACGAATCTGTTTTTTGTCCTAATATTTTTGTATTAGAATAAGCTATCTCATAAGGTAGTTCTAAATTTTCACAAGACTCATCTTCATCTATCATTAATCCAGACTTTATAGTATTTTCTTGTGAGTACACACTATTATATAACCAATCATTACTAAATGGAGCTTCATTCATTTCTTTACCAATAATAACATCACCAGAGTTTAATGTTAAACCGCTTCTCATATCTGTATTAACATAAGACTCTACAGGAAATACTTGCCATCTTGCAGCAGAATTTTTCATATATGGCGTTGATGTTTTTTGATGTGAATAAAAATTAACAAATGTATCTCCTCCAAATACTTGTGATACGTGCCCTTGTTTACCTCCACCTGTTTGTCCTGACGTATCGCTTTCTGATTGTACAGGATGAAAGTTTCCTGCTGGTATATATCTTGTTTTTTCTATGGCTCCTTTTGTGTGTCCTGAATAAGGTGTAACAGTTCTATGTATAGAACATAAATATTTATGTGGATGTAAAGACTTTGCTTTTGTATTAGTCTTTACTTTTACATCTGTTGTTGTATTTGCATCTCTTGTATCTGGATAATGATTATATTCATCCGAAACACTGCCATTACCATGATGCGAAATATAAGTAGAACTAACAGGAAAATTAACATATCCATTAACACCATTATTTGAAGTACCTATAGTATTTTGATCCATAACCCCGTAAAAACCTTTTCCGTGTTCATATATAGCTGAAACATTATGACAATGAAACCAGCTTGCATAATTTACATATTCACGATAAGGAAAACCAGTATCTTGACTTTCAGCTGTTCTCCAATATGTATTTGTAGGATCTGGACCAAATTTTCTTGCTTCCGTTAACTTGTCATTAACTTCTATTAATATACTTCTTAATCCCATTTGTAAAGTAGAAACAGTGTCATAAGTATAGTCTTCTGCTTTTACAGATGAATGTTGATTATTATGAGATTTTATATAAGCAATACTTCTGTTTACAGCTCCAAAAGTAAAAAACCTATTAAAATCTTCCCATCTAAAATCAGGATCATCATATGATTGCCCTGACCCTCCATCCATAGGAAAAGATGAAGAATGTCTCATAAACCCTAATGTATTATTAGAAAATCCATTAGACACACCATTTTTAATATCTTGACAATATTTAAAAAACCCACTTGGAACTATTTCTCCGTCTGATAATTCTTTTGCATTACCTATGGGTAGCCATTCGCCATGAGATTCTCTATATCTTAAACTAGAATTTAATCTATTAAAACCATCACCTACAGTTCTTTCTCCCCCCGATATTTCTAGATCGCACGCCCATTGTGTTTCATAACAATAATATTTTCCTACTAAAACAGAATAATGTTCATTAATTTCTCTTCTTTTGCAAAATGATAATGCTGCGCTAATAGTAGAATACGTATTTACTGGCAACCAGTCGTCCCAAGAAGCACTTGAATTATTAGATAAATCATTAGCCTCTGTTAATATTGTTGTCCATCTACTACCTAAATGTACATTTCCATCTTCATTAATAGCTGTTCTGCAGTGAGTATAATGTCCAATCGGAAAGCTGCTAGACCAGCCTGAACCGCTACCATTTTTATATCTTATTTGATCGCTTAACTTTAAAACTGTATTAATTACTAATCTATCTCCTTCTCTATATGAATAAGGCCTAATTCCAAAAGCACTATCAGGACTATCAAGAGTAAAAACATTATGCACTATAGGTAGATTTGCATAATAACTGTTAGCTTTACTCATAGCCCCAAAAGCTTGCAAATTTGCAGTAGGGTCTGCCGAATCTTGAAAACTGTTACGATACCCCATCTTATCGTATGTACCAAAATAAGCAGAATGTTTATAGTTTTCTCCATGTGTACCAGGGCCTCCATAATGAGTTCCATTCCAGCCCCTAACTCTTTCTGCTCCAGATGCAGGGAATTTTTTAGTATCTTCAGTTTCTGGCCATGCAAATACCTTACCTTCTGAATTTCCTCCAGTTGTTAATTTTCCATCACTAACATTATCATCATATCTCGCTAAATTTGAATTTTCTGCAAGTCCTATATACCCGTTCAAATAAGTGTCGTATTCTGGTTGCTCTACAAATGTTGGGTCGGCATTTGTTGAACCAGATTGATCGTTCCATTGATTTACAAAAACTGGATCGTCATCAAACCCTTTGTTGTCTTTGGTACTAAATTTTGTACCATCATAACCATAATTTCTACCTAAACTTGCGTCTCCATATTTTGCAGTTTGATTTAATAATCCTTGTTGTATAATAGACCTATCTTCTTCATTTCTTTTTGCTCTTACAACTCTATAGCCTGATATTTTTTTACATACTTCTTCAGGAATTAAAAATTCAAAATTTACATACAGGTCAAAACAATAATGCGTATCAGTGTGTGATCCACTATCCCAACCATGCGCATTAGTATTAAAAACGTTATGAAATAATGGTAAGCCCTTAACTCTTCCGTCAGAGTGGGCAAATTCTCCACTTGTAGCATCAAAAGGTCTTGCTTCAGTACCAACTTGATCGCCATCTGGTTTTATATATGCTTCAAGATTACGATATGTTGATGCGTTTTGCGCTGTAAACCATTCTACATCAGGTGGTGGTACCGCGTGTCCATATATAGCTGATAATTTATGATCTCTACAAAATGGATGTGTGGTAAATGCCTTTCTGTCTAATAAACTATCTTCGGCAAAATACGAACTAAAACTAGCATCAACATCTATTGTTGGTCTGAATGGCGAGTAATCATTATTTGTAGTTTGCCCTTCTAAATCTATCATTCTAAGAATATCATATTGCCATGGCATTTGTATATCTCCTATCCATAAAACATTTCCAGGCGCACCGTTTAAATCATACACTTGAACACCAAACCTATACACTTCACCTCTCTGATAACCTCTTTTGTCTCCTGCAGCATGTGGATCTTTTGTTCCACCTAAAGACATACTAGTGCTAACTTTTGTATTACCTGATTCACTAACAGGCTGAACTGTGCTTGCATCATGTATTGTTTCAAATTCTGTACTAAACTCTTCTTGCGTTGCTGTTGCACTTATGTACGGACTTGAAGCAGTATTTTGCGATTGATCTACTTCTCTTTGTTTAACACCAAAAGTTACACGACATCCTCCTAATTCATTTACCCTGTAGTTATAGCTTTCTCCACCTAAAGTCATTCTATCTGGTAAAAATCTATATTCTAGTTGCGCCCAAATTGCATGTGAATCTTGTCCATGAACTCCTACTCTTCGGCTTATACAAGTTCTCCATGTTGGATTACCATAGTTACCATCATATTCTATATATGGGCGATTTCCTACAGTAAAAACACTATGTGAAAACCCTAACAATTCTCCATGACCTACACGATGATCATGATAATCTTTTTCCGCTACATTGCTAGGACGATTTAAAATTTCTACAGCTTCATTATTAGTATTGTTATCTTTATTATAATGTTTTACTTCTTCATCATATGTAGTTAAACATGCGTCTAATACATTATTAGAAGTACTAGGAGCTATTCTCCATCTCATTATTTTTACATTCCATTCTTTTTCTGAAATCCAATTTTTCTTTTGTTTTAAATTTGCTGCAAAAAGAATGTTATCCTTAATAGCAATGTCTTTGCATATATCCCATGTATTAGATTCAATTAAAACTTCTTCTAAACCATTTTCTACTTGATTGCTCCATGACACATGCTGAAAAGTACTTTCATCACTTGATATACGATTTTGACCTACAACTGCTACTTTTGGAGGTTGACCCGCCTCCTCATAAAATAAAGAATATAATTCTACATATTCAAAGTTTTGATCTATATCTTTTATAACTACATTAAAACCTTGCGACCCTATATTGCCTCTTGGTCCTCCTCCGTATGTAGTGCTAGAGCTAAAACTTTGATCTGAAACATGGTAAATATTACTTAATGGTCCAAATGTAGTTTCTCCACCATTTTCAGATATATATTTATAAGTGTATTGATAAACCCCTACAGGCAAAGATCCGCTTAATGTTTTAGAAACTGTAGCTTGTGTTGCATTCATCAAAGGAGTTATATCTAATGATGTTTTAACAATATTTATTTTATCATCTTGATTTAAATTTAATGTTCTTAGTGGATTTATATTGTCTGTCCAATAAACTCTTGACAAACAATTATTTTCTACTATAGCCTCAACTGTTACTGGTTGATCTATTTTCATTCCTAAGTCAGGGTAGTTCCAGCCCTCTGCATTATAACAATATCTATAGTCTAATACTCTTTGTACTTCTAATTTTTCATTAAAATCTACCATTAAAAAGATAGTACGTTCTGCAGGCTCTAAAACAGCTGCGCTTTGTCCTCCATCTTGTTTATATTCAAATCTAGCAACTATTATTAAAAATAATTGATTTGCATAAGAATAATGGCCAACTATAGAAGCTCTGTTATCTATTTTTAAATTAGATACACTATATGATTCATTTACTGGAGCTGCAGCATATGGTCCATTTGGACCTCTATCATAAAATGTTGGATAGTTAGTATTGCTTGATGTTGCCTCTATAGTTATTGGATATTCTGATAAATCAACAAATAAACTATTACCTTCTATATTTTCAACTGTAAATGTGTCTCCTTCTGAATTTGTAAGCCGTATATTTTGTGCGTCCGAATAACTTCCCTTTAATTGAAAGTGTGGATCTAAGTCACTTATCATTCCGTGAGTAAAACCTTGCGGTTGCGATACTCCAGGCCTTTCTTGTTTATTTGCTTTCTTTTGTCCTTTTTTTGCCATTCTAGAAATTAATTAAACCTGAACTGCTTTTTACTGGTATTAAGGTGTTCCACATATTTCCTATTTGTTTTAATTCTTCAGAAGTTGGCATTCCATCATCACCTCTTGCTTTACCACACAAAAAATACCATCTTTTTTCTAATTCTTTGGTTATGTATTGCGGTAACTTACCATTATAAAACTCTATTAATTTCATTTGCCACATTATATATTGAGCTACAGCTGATTCATGTCCTTCTTTAACCATAGGGTAACCTCTCATGTCTGTTGGGTACGCCAAATATACAATAGTTATTTCATCTAAATTATCATGTTGTACATTTAATCTGTTACCATCTACATAATATCTAAACGCTCTTTGCTGTGTATCAGCAAAAGATTTTCCTACTCTTTGCCTATGCGTTGCGGCTGATTTTCTTAACTCTGTATGTTTGCTTCCGCTAGCTTCCGCACCCACTCTTACTCCTAATAATTTTACTATATTTTTTGGTAAAACTAATTGTTGGTTTCTATATATACCTTTACCTCCTGTTAAAGATCCTCCACTAATTTTAGCATTTGTATTATTAGATTCCAATGTATAGTCATTTCCTTCTATCCCTATATCTTTAGCCGTTATAGTTAATATTCCAGGTGTAGAAGCACCAGAAGGGGTTACTGTATAATCTACATTTCCTAATAATTCTGGATATGTATTTGCTGCTGAAGCCGCATATACTCCAGTACCTGTTTGTGAATTTCCAGATAAATTTTCAAACAAACCTCTTTCATTACCACTACCCGCTGAACCTGAAGCTAAGGTTGCATCTAAAGTAGCGCCTATAGTAATTTCATTTGGGGATTGTGAAGCTCCAATTGAAGTTGAGCTTGTGCTTCCTCCAACTCTAAAAATAAGTTCTACACCATTTAAAGTTATGGTGTCTCCGCTTGTTGGGTTATCTGTAAATTCTATTGTACCTGATGCAGCTGCACCGCTTGATGTATATGTAGATTCTTTTTGAATAAAAGTATCTTTGCTTCCAATTAATTTTTCAGCCTCATATGTCCATTCAATCCAACTAGAAACCATATCTGTATAATCTGTTATACCTAGATTTCTAGCTACTGTACTAAATATTCTTTCAATATATACGTGCATATTATTTTTTTTATGTAGTTGCTACAAAAACTTCTAATTGTTGTTGTGCTGCTCCTATTACTTTTATAGAGTCTGCATTAGCAAACGAACTAAATGTTGCTCCTACTTCTATTTCTGTTCCTGTAAACATTATAGATGTATTCGCTGCAACGGAAACAAAACTTCCACTACTATCACCTATCAATCCTACTTTTAATACTGCAGAATCATCTAAATTTGTAATTCTAATATATTTTACATCAGCTCTTTTAAATTGTCCTCCAGCATTCAAACTATTGTCAAATGTTACCACTGTTGTTAAGGCTGTAGATTCTAACTCTACAATCCTTTTAGATGCATTTAGTATACTACTAGAAATTACATGTGTATTTACTTGTGCAAAATCTATATTGTCAGTTGATCCTGAAGCATCTGTACCCACAGACAAAGATTCTGTTATAGTTACTGTTAATGTTGAAGCGTTTACTGTTGTTGCCATTTTTAATCTTTATTTATTATTTTTTTTGAATAACCTAACGGTAAAACCTTACAGTTTCTAAATGTTACAGGCCTTACCCATATTAACTTTTTATAAAAGTCATCTAATATAGGTACTTTTATTGTCACTGTTTTACCTTCTCTTTTTGTTGCTTCATTATCCACCCTGTAATGAAAAGCTCTTTTATGTGGTCTTTCGTCTAAATATATATGACCCATTTGGTTTGGCAAATATACTTTACGATTTCTAAAGACTACATCTCTAATCAATATTTCAAAAAATCTTTTAATTATATTGTAAAACAATGAATATGATATTTTTTTATACATTATATCACTAATATTATTATATATATCTCTTACAGATATGTATTTATCTTTGTACTTGTGACCCACGGCTTAATTGCATTTTATGTGTATCGTCCATTCCGTCATTTATAACCTCAGGGACTGTTTTTAATGTTGTATTAATTTCTATCTGTAAAATTCTTTGAATTAAATCTCCAATATAATCTGTTCCAATAGGGTAATCGTGACCATGATCATTCCATTCTTTTGGACCATAATCCCAATTAAAACCTGGCATTTCAACAATTCTTGTAGGATCTTTTAATAAAAAATCTCCTTGTGAGGAATACTGCCAATACACTTTATCAAAAGTAAATTCCATATCCCCTCCCAAATAGTTTGGAGATACATCTAAATTATGTAACCGTATACGATCTGAACTGCTTGGACTAGTAGTTTTTTCATGTAAATAAGTTGGACTACTATGATTAAAAAATTTATTATGTTGACTTTGCTCTAACAAACTTCTTGTTGTTTTGTGTAATTTTATAGGAAAATTAGAGTACCCTGCAGATGCCTCATCGTCTTGTGTGGCTGGATCATCAACATGATATGCAATCCTACTTACAGTAATATTTTTTACTTGTATATCGTTTTTTAAATTTAACAAATTTGGAACTTTAAATGAATATATTCCTTTATTTCTTAATTCTCTAGTGTCTATCCCTTGTTTTGGTATACCGTACGCACTACGAGAAAACGAGTCTGTATAGCTTTGCTTAAAAACATCAGAATCTAAGGCTACAATTAAACTAGAATATGGTATAAACCTACCTGTTAATTCTCCAGTAGATGCTACTTTTGGAGTGTAAGTCAAAATCCCATCTGTTATAGCAGGTAAGGCTGTGTTATTGTCTACTGCTTTATTGTAATTACTTATATACGTCTGCACATTACCATAAGAACTACTATATGTTGTTAAATATGCTTTTTGATAAAAATCATCTATATTTTGATTTTTTTGTACAAGCTCGTTTATTATTTTTGCTCTATGATAATGTATCCAAAATTTTATTTGACTGTCTGACATTGTGCTTTCTACACCTGTCTTACCTCCATAAGCTAAATTTTTAATATTGTAAACTAGTTCGTTTAAAGAAACCATAAGGTAAAATTTTAGATTATTACAAAATTAATTAATTTTTATTTATTAAACAAAAATAGGCATTGACTATTTCTAGTCGCAACCTATTCTTGCAGCCAGGGAGCAAAAGACCTTTATATTCTTTACATCTGTGACTCAATTTGTTTTGTCTGATATTTTGGATCTTCAACATTTGCAGACATTTTTCTTACGGCTAATTGAACCAATTTTTTTCTATAATGATTACTGAGTGCACCCCCTTTTAAAGTTTGTGCATTTCCAGCAGTAAAAAATGGTTCATCTGAAAATACTTGTTCAACATCAGGTAAGAATATATATTGTATAACTACAGATTTTATATTTATATTTGTAAACTCATCAAAAACTATTCTATTTCCTATATAAAAAAAACCAGCATCTTGCTGTGTATCTTTTTTTACAAATGGATCATTGCTGTTTGTTAAGTCATATCCTTCTTTTATGTCTAGCGCTTTTGCGTTTACTTTATTTGTTTTTATATCATCTATAGTTAATCCGCCTCTTACTAAACCTGTTGTTGGATCTATTAACTCTCTAAAATTATATTTTACAATTTGTATTGATAGAAGATACAAAAACTTTTTGGGTAAAACTATATGATTTCCATAAGCAAAATGCGGCATGTTATCAACATTAGGGCCGTCAGGATCAGTAAGCTGTGAATTAGGTATAACAGTACCTGTAGAATCATAAACACCATCATATCTGTATTTAAAAGATAATCTATTATAACCTTGAAAATAACCACCACTGGCTATATCTGCATTTGTCAATTCAAAGCTTCTATACTGAGTTAAACCACTTAAAGCTTTTCTAGCATCTTCATTAATACTCATTTTTGCATAATTTGTATTTATAAATTCAGATACAGCTAAAGATAAAAACTTATGTTTTTCTTCATTAGTAAAATATGGCTTGTCTGCTCTGTCAAGCAACATATCCATATATTCAAAAGCTTCTTGTAGATTCATATATTATTTAACTTTTAGACGGTTTTTTAGTAAACCAACCTCCTCGGTTTTTAGCTTCTATTTCTTTTTCTATTGCACTCACACCTTCGCTAACAACCATGTCTGAAGTGTCAATTTCTTTATTTTGCTCTTTTTTTGGAGCAACCCCATTACGTAATTGATTTTTCATAACAGCATATACTTCTGGATTATCTTTAAGCCAAGATATAGCATGCTCATCAGATATTCCTAACGTATAATTATTATGTTTCCATACGTCATTTACTTTTTGTATAACTTTACCTTCTAATGCTTTCTTTAAAAATACACGATAAGATTTATCTGCATCATTATATATTTCTAAAAATTTATCAGGAGTTGATCCTGCCATTTGTATTAATTTTGCTTTTATAATTCCATTGTCAAAACCTTCGCCTATACCAAATAATTTTACTAAATCTTTTAGTTCGTTATCTTTTATTGCAGTTGCAACTTGTATAGCCTCAGCAGCCTTTAACATTCCCTTTGCCTTTTTTTCTATGTTAGCCTTAGTATCAACTAACTCATAGTGTTTGTTTTGTAATATAAACGGATGTTCTAATAAAAATTCATATACCCTTCTATCAAACTCATCGTCTATATCTAGTGTGGTAAATGCGTCATACATTTCCCATCCATCAATAGGTAAATCATCTGGATTTAACAATACTGATCTTTTACCGTTTGGTCTTGTGTAAGACCCAAACTTTACATAAGAAAACCTTTTTGTGTCTTTTGCTTTTACATAAATTAAATGTGCCATTTTTTTTGTTTTTAATTAATATTCCCTGTTACTTAATATAATATTTAGACTTTTTTGGAGTCTCTTTAAATATTCTTCTTTGTCCTTTTTCATTTGTAGATATTCTAGTTTCTGGATAACCTCTATGTCCCCATTTTAAACCACTAGCTTTACCTATACCAAATGTATGTACTTTTTCTTCACGTAGATCTTCCTCTTTTAACTCTACGACTTTACCTTCTCTAATTACTAATCTTGTCTTCATTTTACAAATATAAGGAATTTGGAGGGCTTGCACCCTCCGTCTTCCATTAATTATTATCCAGCAGTAGATGTTGCGTCATGAGAGCCTACATGTCCGTAAGCATACCAATTTGTTCCGTCAGAAACAAAATCTATAACCTCACCACCTAAAGCAGCAGCTTCTAATGTTACAGTATCAGAAGCAGTAGTATAATTACCATCTGCACCTGAATCAGGTCCTTCAAAGTAATTTATATCATCACCAGCTGCAGAAGTAATTACAGCATCACCAGTCCCAGCAGGACTAGCTGTTGCTATAAATCTGAACCAAAGTCCAGCTTGACTTACCGCAGGTAATGTAATAGCTACATCAGCACTACCAGAAATTGTTAAGAATACTATAGAACCACTTTCATAGTCATATAATTCTCTTGCACTTGTTGTTACTGTTATTGTTGGATAAATATGACCTCTAAACTTAGGAAGTCTACCCTGTCCAGCATTAACAGATTTTGTTGAAATATCTAAATAATTTGCCATTTTTATTTTTTTAGGCGATATTGGGAGGCCGAAACCTCCCGCTATCAAATTATTAACTTAATTTACGAAGCAGATAATATACCGCAAGAAAGTGGATTTCTTACAATAATACCTGATTCAGATAATACGTGACATTGGAATCTGTCATCACCATTAGCAGCCATCATTGATTTAGTATCGTAAGGATTTACCATACCTCCAATGTATTTCTTAACTAATGAACGATTAATTCCTCCTGCACCTTTAGTAATTAACTCTACGTTAGAAACACCAGATGTAGTTCCGAAATCCATAAATACCATCTTCATAGATTCTTTTAATCTGTTATCTCCAAATGAGTTAGTACCAGCAGTAGCGCCATGTACATGCGGATCATCAAATACTGGACAATATGCAATAGTAATTTTGTTACCTAATGCATAGTAAGATGTAAAGTTACCACCTAATGATATATCAGAACCAGCCTGAATATCTGCCATAGAACCACCTGTCATAGATCCTGCTGGAGCTACAATCATGTCTTTCATAGCTTTGTGGAAAGCAATTCTACCTTCAGTTCCTGTAAATACAACCCACTCATTACCTTCAGCACCTTGTGCATTTAAAGATATTTTACCAATAAATTCAGTAATAATATCCTCAGTTAATGTACCTGCTGAATATGAAGCTTGGTTAGAAGAGCTTATTTGCTCTAATACACCATCACCAATAGTCATTCCACCATTAGTTGTTGTGTAAGCTGATCTTGTTGAACCATCATCATAAGTACCTGTTACAGCTTCACCTAATATATCAGTGTTTGTTGCAGAGTAGTTTGTTGCAGCTGTTGCTACAGAAGTTTGTCCGTACCATCTTTGCAATTCTTGCTCATACATAAACTGATCCATCATTTGTTGCTCTTTTGTGAAGTACCAAAGTCTTTGACCATTATTTTCAATCCATGTTACATCAGTGGCATCTTTACCAGTGATAGTACATTTCTTTCTCATAATTGTCATAAAGTTCTTATAAGTGTCTGGATAAGCAAAGTTTTCACCTACTTCAGCACCTGTAGAACCATAAGGAAAAGCAGACCCAATTCTACCTACAACATTACCAGCAGTGTTATCAGCCGCTGTAATAGCAGTGATAGCCTCTAGTTGATATGCGTTTGTAGATGGATCAGATATTACCAATGCAGTACCTCCTGATGGAAATCTAATTACATCAAATTTATTTAGAGTATCTTCTGCACCACCACCAGACGAAGATTCAAATTTTATACCTGTAATTTTTGATCCTGCAGCAGCAGCACCACCAGCACCGTTGAGTGCATCAGTACCGTGAGTTTCAATCATTGTTTTTCTGTTTAGACGATTCATTACTTTCCATTCGTATGAACTGTCTCCTAGAACCTTTTCAGCTGCAAATCTTCTAGTTCTTTCTAAAAGATAAGTCATTGAATATCGTGGGTAAAGCGATATAAGAGTTCTAGCTATTTCTGGATATTGTAACAAGTTTGCGTTTAATGCATTCGCAGCCGTTGTTCCTCTTCCATACGTACCCGTACTAGTTATTACCGACATTTTTTTATTCTTTATTAATTAAACATTATACTATTTGTTCAATTAACTTTCAACCATGAGCAGACTTTGTCTTACTATATAAGCTTACTCGCTTATGAACGCTTTTGGATCAAACTTGCCTGTCTTCACTTTGAAGTTAGACTTGCTTTTTCCTGTGTTAAGACTTGGTGAGACTATGCTATCCATGATAGCGGCTTTGCCGTCTTCTAAGCCTTGAGAACGAAGAATTTTTTCTATTTGCTTACGATATAACATAAACATTGCAACTTCAGCAACATTGGCGTGACTTGCATAAATGTCCTTCATCATATTGTTTGTAGCATAACGATAAACTTCTTCTTTCTGTTTTTTCGTTACTTTTCCGCCCATAAACTCATTCATGTTTTTTATTTCGTTTTTTAAATCTGTTCTTGCTTGCTCTTTTGCTTGTTGTTGTTGTACCTGTTTTTGCTCCTCTTGTTTTTTAGCCTGATTTACCTGTTGATCTATTGCATTATTTAAAACTCTTCTAATGCTTTTAGCTTTCATCTTCATCATTCCGTTGTCTTCTAACTTATCTAAAGATTCTTCTATTTCAGACTCTTCAATTCCATCAGCTTTTAGTTCTTCTGCAACTAAATCTCTGTCAGAAAAGCTTAAATAATTTCTTAGCTCTGCAACTTGACTATTTGGTGTAGATTGTTGTGTTTGTAGTTTTTGCAATTCTTGTGAATAAGAGTTTAATACATTTACAAATTCATCTCTTGTATTAATTTCTATTCCTAACTCTTTACCAACTTTAGCCCAAGTTAAAGCTTCTTCTTTTGTAGGAGCTTCTTCTTTTTTTTCTTCTTTACCTTCCCAATTGTAAGTGTCTTCTTCTTTTACTTCTTCTTCTTTTTCATTTGCAGCCTCCCAAGACCAACCATCTTCTTCTTCTTCTTTTTGTTCTTCTGTCTCAGTTTTTTCTTCGTCTTGTTTTTCTTCTTGTGCTTCTTCTTGTGTCTCTGTAGAGCCTTCAGTTTCTTCTTCTTTAGCTATTTCACCATAATTATCTTCTGTAAATGCTAAAGGATTAAAACCTTCTTTAATTTCATTTGTTTCTGTAGATTCAACTACTTCATCTACTAATTTACTTTCTTCTTTTGCCATTTTAAATTTTTTTGTTAATTATTCCCTAGTTTATTTGCAAATATACAAATATTTTATTATACCTTTTCAGCTGCTCTTTTCAAATCATCACTTGTTGTAGTGATTCCTTGCTCTTTTGCTCTATTATTACCTTCTTCTGCTTTTTCCTCTTCTTTGTTTTTTCTATCAATGTAATAATCAGCAGCTTTATTATCTCTAGCATTACGCTCTTTAGTATCATGCAAATCTCTTTCAACATCTGCTTGCAGTTTAGCAACCTCTAATCTAGACTCTGCGCCTATTTGAGCAACTTGTAGTTTAGCATCATTATCAAGTTTTTTAAGTTGCGCTTCTGCTTCAAACTTAGCTTGTTCAGCTTGAGCTTGTGCTTGTTGTGCCTGCATTTGCTCTTGCATTGTTTGTTGCTGTTGTTTTTGCATTTCCGACATAGCTTGTTCTAAAACTTTTTCAGCTTCAGTCATAGTATCTGCTCTTAACACTTTTATAACACCTAAAAGATCAACACTACCTGCTTGTAATGCTGCTTGTGCTAATTGTTGCACTACTTGTTTCATAGAATCGTCTTTACCGCTATCTCCAACATAAACACCATAATCTTGCAAAGCAATATCAGGCATTACATTTAAAAATTTGTATGCGCCATCTCCTAATATCATACCTGCCTTTTTACCACCAGCCCAACACACTTTCATTAAGTTGCACAATCTTTCTAATACTCTTTGCTTTACTTCTCCGTGAGAATAAAACCAGCTTTCTGTTATTGTAGAAGATTGAACAACACTTCTTTGTACATTTCCTACATATTCATACTGTCCTACAGCTCCCTCTCTTTGTCTTGTAACACCAGATATTTGTCCAGCCATATCTTCTAGCATTACTTTTAAATTTATTAACTGTTGCACTGATTGTGATAAAGTAAAATCAATTTGTTGAAACTGATTAAAGCTACTCATTTGATTACCTTCGTCTTTTGAGTTTATTGGTATAATACCATCTGTTTTTAAGTGATATAAAACTTGTTGTATGTCCATACCAACATTTGTAGGTAGTTGCGACACATCATATACTACTGCCTTACCTCCAGAACGAGCCATTGCTAATTCTATTTGATACACTACAATATTGTAAAGCATTTGTATATTATCAAGCAAATCTACCATAGACGCGGGCGCGCCTGCAGTATTACCTTTTATACAACCTACATATGATAAAGGAGTTTTTCCTGGGTCATCTACACTTCTAACCTGATTGTCTCTACGTCTAGCATTTACTAGTATTTTACCACCAATCATTGTAGCCTCCCATATATCGTCCACCCATTTAGTTTGTACATTCTCTCCTTTTCTTTTCCTATATGTATCTTTAACCATTTTTCTAAATGGCCTGTCTGGATCATATTTATTTTCAGACAATTTAAACTTAATAGCTCTTAATGATTTCCATTCTGCTGATACAACTCTAATTCTAGTTTCTCTACCGTAACCTACGTCAATCCAATCAAATCCTGAATTATAATTATCTATATCTCCTCCAGCATATGCGCTACGCATTTTATCTAACTCTAACAAATCATCAGTGGTTAGACTATCTTTGTATTCATCATTTATTTCGTTTATAGACAGCCATCTTTCTTCACCCACCCAACACGCATCATCTAAATAGTCAGAATGTGAACTCTCATCAAATATTATATTTCTAGGATCTATTCTTCTTACGTATGGATCACCATTCTGTATACTAATCTTAAAAAATTCTTTAGAAGTTACAAGTAAATCTCTAAAGCCTTCTTTAAAAACATCTTTAAGATTATATCTATTAGAAATATACTCCAAACCATCTTGTGCAGTTTCTTCTATCATTTCACGATAGTTATATTTCATATAAGTTTCTATATCTTCTGGTACAGGCATTCCTTGACCTTCATCTAATACGTCTATGTTCATTTGTTCACGTATTTCATTATGAAAATCGTTTAAAAGCTCTCTCATCATCAAGCCTACCTTATGATCATGTTTTCTAATAACGGCATCTTTATTTACTGTTGTAACCTTCATGTCTACAGGCCTTCTAATTTCTTCTCCTATAAGTAAATCAATTTTAGGAGTAATTATTGGGTAGTTTACCAATCTAGCAGGGTATGTTAGCCCATACTGCTCTGTAATGTATTTGTAATCTGATTGATTTAATACACCATTGTATATTTGATAATTTCTAATGTCTTTAGTTCTAGAAGATGAATATGCTCCGTCTTCTATACCCATATAACTTACAATAGCGTGCAATACTTGTTCGCACCACTCTTGTGTTTTTTCTTTTTCTGCAACTACCATTGAAGGCATTGATGAATACTTTTTCTTCATAATTATTTAATTTCTATAGGTATACCATTATACCCCATTTTATAATATTTAAACCCTATGTCTTTTACTTTTTCTTTTATTGATGCTTGCATCCTATAATTATCAATATTGTGTATTAAACATAATCCAAAAGCTATAGCACGGTCTGTATTTTGCAATCCGTAATTAGCTAGCTCGTCTATTAAATCTAAAAACCATATATCTTCTATATTTTCTCTTATATAGTCGTCTATTAAATCTTCTAACAAGGCTTTCACTTGTTTATTCATATGCACACCATATCTATTTCTAGTTTTTGTACCAGGGTTGTGTGCAGACTCTGGTTTTTCTTTTAAATATTTTAACGCATTCATACGTTTAAAATAATCTAATATTCCTATCTTTGTATACTCTACTAGCATCTTAGAGTTGTAGTATACCGCTAGCTTTAAACATCCGTCCCAAAAATCTTCTTTTTTATTAGGACGATCCGTATATTCTGCAACTACATAATCGCTTGGTATTTCTGTATTTGCAAATCTACGATAAATTATTGCACTACCCAAAGAATCTGACGCTCCAGCTTCATCTTGATCATAAGAATCAATACCGCCTATGTCTAAATTTTTATATTCTGGCATAGGATGTGATAATATTTTGTATGGTCCTTCTGGGTGAGGCCTCCACCTTACTACTGGCTCTTCTTCTCCCAGCTCCCAATCTAAATATCCTTTTTGTATTTGACTTCTATGATCTTTACTAGACAATATTCTTGATCTTTGTGCGTTTAATAATGATATGTCAAACCTTGCTGAATGAGTGTTAAGAAATGCTTCTTCTATTGTTAACGGATAGTTTTGTATATGTAAATTATAAGCTTCATTGTCTCCAGAGCTTTGTATGTCCTCTCTATCTGATATTAATTTTTCTTTAGCCCCCTTCTCATCTTCTACTCCAGTTTTAATATCAAAGAATCCGTAATAAGCTTTAGAGGCAGGTATAAATATTGGTATTAAATTATATGCGTCTGCACTATAATACATATCCATAAAATCTTTACTTGCTTTTGATATGTCACCTCCTGTTCCTCCAACTATTGGAACTCCAAACTGTATATCACCATCCATAAAACAAGCTTTAGATGACATATATGCATTTTTTAATTTTTTAAACTCACCAGCCTCTTCAAATACCATTAAAGACACACGCTCACCTTTAAATACTTCTGGATTATCCATTGTTCTACAAATAATAGTAGACTGATAACCTCCTATCTCCCACTTACCATCTTTGTTTTTTTGTTTATAGCCTGAACGCATTATACCGTCTGTATCTTTTAAGACTGAGTGTTTAAAGTTAGGATGTATACCGTTTAGACCTTTTTTTGTTTTATCAAAGAATGCGTCTGCCGTTGCTTGTAATCCTGCGGCTACACCCACGTCATTGAAAGGAAAAAACGTATATTCATGAGCCACTGCTCCAGAGTTCATATATGAAAAACCTTTATCTCTGGCTTTTATAACTATCATACCTTTACCTTCCTTTTTACAGGTCTCTATAGTATCAAAATATTCATGATCCATAGCTCTATACCACGGATGTATAAGAGTTTTACGATTTCCAGAAGTTCCATCATTACCTAATATTTTATAATAGTTTAAATAAAAATAATACTTACCAGATATTTTTTTCATGCCTTTTGGCTTATATCCTTCTATACATCTTCTTGTTTCTTGAGCCCAGTATTCTTCATAAGCAACAGAATCAGGATTTAACTCAGGATGTCCGTTGTTAGGTACAGGCCTATATCTTTGTGGATCAAATTTTATCTTACCCATACTTTATTTTTTTTACCTTACCTAAACCGTACATTCCTAAATTCTTTTCTTTTGACTGTTCTTTTTTATGAAACCTATCTCTCAAATCAATACGATGTAACTTCAATGACAAATCATTATAATACTCAGCTCTTTCAAAATCTAATTTTTTAAAATTTTTTTTATAAGAGTCGTATAAGTATTGTAAATCGTACTTTCTTTTTTTAGCCATTAATCATATTGCTGTCTAAAGTAAGTAGTTGTGCTTGGCATTTTACACCCATCATCACATCTCCATTTACGCAAAGACTTGTTAATTCTAGAATTTGGATCTCTTTTTTTCTTAGCTCCAGTTAGTTTCTTTTTCATACCTTTCATTCTGGCACAAAAAGACTTTTTTCTAGATTTTCTTTTGCCTGTAGGATTTTTTTCTGTGACAGGAGCTTTAACGCCAGCACTTTTACGTCCTTTAGCATTTAATCCTCCAGAAGGACTTTTTCCTTCCTTACGTTGCCATACTGGTGTTCTAGCCATTATTAATCAAATTGAGGTCTAAACTCACCACCTTTCATATACGAGTATGACTTTTTCATCTTACCACCCATACCATACATCATAGCTTTTTTCATCTTACCACCATGCATCATTTTATTTTTCTTAGCACCAACAATTCTATCAGCAGCTGTAGGGTTTGGATTATTATCATATCCTGCTTTTACACTTAACATACCAAATTCACCACCTTTTTTGTATTTCTTTTTCATCTTCATACCATAAGCAGCTTTTTTAGCTGTTTTTGCAGCGTTTTTAAAATCTTGCTCAGATGGAGCCCCAGGAGCACCTTTCTTTCTCATTTTTTCACCTCTTTTTCTTTTTGCATGAATGTTTGCATATAAACCACGTTTTGCCATTTTTTTAATTTTTAAGTTATTACATTTCTTTTATTTCTTTTCTTCTTTCCAAAAAGGATAAACCTTTGTCTCCTACAATCTTTTGTCTAGCACCTCTTCTGTCTATAGCATCTAATAACGCTTGTCTTGTTTTTAATATTTTTTCTACACCTATCATAAGCTTTTGTAGCATCTCTGCGTTCTCTTCGTCTAAGTGCATCTTGTCTATTAGATTTGTAAATTGATTTATTTTATTATTAAAAGCTATCAACTGCTCATCTAATGGATCAAATTGTAATTCTGTATACTTATTACACGCAGCCTTTACAGCAGCATCTTTACTTCCTTTCCAATTGTATGTGTCGTACAAATCTTTTGATACAGCCTTTACACGTTCATTCTCACTATAATGTCTATATGGGCTTTCGTAGTCGCAGACTAACGCAACCCATTTGAGGGCCGTAGGCCCGAATTTTTCTTTCTTAATGAGTGTAAGAAATTCAGGTACAGCAGACACCCCGTCATCGTCTTTAAATATATCTCCCTTTCTATTTAATTTTAAAAGGTACATTACAATTTTAATTTTAACTTAAAAATATATCTTATGGCTTTTTCAGTTTGCCACAATCCTGTATTCATAACCTTTTCAATTTTATAGTTTGGATTTTCTTGTAGATACCAATTAGATCCTATAACAGTAAACCCAGCGTTGCTTGCTCTTCTCTTAATTTGTTTTTCGTCTTCTATTAACTCTAATAGATCATCATAATTCTTTTCTAAAAAATAGCAATCGTTTATTGCGTATACTTTTCCTTCTTCTCTGTTAATCTCTTTCATTTATAATTTTTTGTAATATTGATGAGCCTCTAAACAGATTGTTAAATATATTAATACTATTCTGAAAAGATTTTTCAGTACTATCTGTTGCTAAAAAAGGCATTTTTGTTTGTTTTATTTTTGCGTCTTCTTTTCTTGATTCTAATACAGCTAAACTATCTTTAGCAGCCATACTTTCTATAAAGCTATTAAGTTTTTCTTGTGGATTGTCTTTACCAGACCAATGGTTTTGAAGCCAAAAATCTTGTACAGATTGTTCCCCCGACCACACTTTACTAAAATTAGACGTGGGGTGCATTCTGTGATTACCTAAAAATAACATTTTTTGTTGATCAGCATTTAGTTTGGTAACGTCATAGCTTTTTGTTTCTTTACTATCTAGACTAGCTTGTCTTAACCATTGTGGTAACGGTATGTTTTTCTTTTTTAAATACTGCACCGTTCTGTTTATAGCAGAGTTTGCACCCTCTTTATGTCCAACTTCAAACATAAATAGCCCCCTACCTACTCCATCTTTTTTGCCAGACTTGGTTATTTGCACTGCTTTTGGATTCATTCTTTGTTCAGCGCCTGTTTCATGAAATGCTATGTAATCCATCAGGTTGTAATAGTCCTGTGGTTTTCCTCCCTTATCTTGTATTACTAACTGTAATAACTCTTGTAAGTTTATTTCGTCCATTAGAAACGTCCTCCTTTAGTAAAATTACGTCTTTTTACTGGGCGAGCAAAAGTTTCTAACCCTAATATTTTTCTCTGCTCTTCTGTTATGCCTCCTCCCTTTCTTCTTGTATTATTTAAATTCATTAAGGTTTTAGTAATTTCTGGGCTTATCATTCCAGCACCAAGAACACCACCACCTAACATTTTTGGGGGTTCTGGGTTAATAACATTTTTAGCTTGCATACTAGCGATTAGCATATCAGCCATATTGCTATATATCCCCCCTACATTTTGATTCATAAGATTAAAAGCTCCACCCATATTAAACTTCTCAGTCATAGAGTCAATCTTTTCTGACTGCTTCTTATGCATTTGTGATGCTTTACTTAACTCACCAGCAATTTTTTGTAAACTACTTTTTAATGTACCACCATGCTCAAACGAAGATACGTTCTTAGATATATACGGATTTAAAGCTATAAGAGGGTTAGCATCCATGTTGCCCTCTGTTGGTTCTGATCCTCCCCCAGTACCTCCTCCATCTCTTTCACCTGACATTTGATTAATGGCATTTGCAGAAATCGTATTTAATGTATTAAATAAATTAGCAAGATTACGATCAGGACTCATACCCATAGGTAAAGGTGCAGGTTTTCTAAAAGCTGACGGATTGGGTATTGACGGATTATTTATTGCTGGATCAATAGCAGGCTGATCTGGTTCGTATATAGCTAGATTAGTTGGTCCTGGTGGTAAATTTGTAGCTGCCATAGTATAAATATTTTATTTATTTACAAAGATATATAAAAAATTTTATTTTTTTGTGAGGGAGTGATGCTATATGCTTAAATCCCCCCTGGTTTCTCAAAACTTTGGATACCGTACCCCATTTTACCTTTTACTATTCTTACTCAGTATTAATCAATATATATATTATTATGTCAGATTTATTAGTTTGGTGCTTAATAGTTGCACTATCATTTGCAAAACTATTCCTTTATGTTCTACTTATTGTAGCGGTATGGGTATGGATTAAGAAACACAGTCCTAAAACTGCAGAACAAATGCAGAACTATGTTCCATTTAAAAAGAAGAGTAAGTAATTACTCTCTTTTTTTTACTATTGATAAAAAATATATAAAATATATTATTATGAAAAAACTATTTAAACTATTACCATTTTCAATTACTGGTAGAATTACTGCATTAATTATCTATTTTACACTAATAATAGATAAATTAGTAACAAAATTAGAGAGTTAATACTCTCTTTTTTTATTTATTTAACAAAAAACTATAATTATTGCGTATTGAAGTGTGAGTAGTATGCTCTATTAAAACCCT